ATTTTTTTTGTGCATATCAACAAAATAGATTACCTTTGCGCCTGCATTTCGGCCTTGTAGTTCAATGGATAGAACAAAAGTTTCCTAAACTTTAGATCCGAGTTCGATTCTCGGCGGGGCTACAACAAATAATTGTATTTACCTGATTACAAGCTATATAAAAAACAAATAAATCAATGGGGTAAGAATAGGGGTAAGAATAAAACGCCAATTATTCCAGACACTTACATAAGAATAAAAAACAGAATTACAAAAATCCTTTTTTATCCATTCTTTATAGACCAACTTAAAATTATTTCCATTTTAGTTTTTTTTAAGGAATTGAGAGACACACAATACTACTTTCTTCACTTTAATAAATTCCTATTTATTCAATCCTTTTTAATATAGTTGGATTTCACATTATTGCTTTTTTAATATCCTCTGAAAACTCGGATTTTATATTCCTCCTTTTTTAATAGACTCGGAAAACTCGGATTTTCTTTTTTATAGGAGTCAGAAAAGTCAGATTTCAACTTCTATAAAAACTTAATTGAGCCTTTTTAATGGACTCCGAAAACTCCGGTTTTTATAAATACAAAAGAGGATTCTCATTTGCTGGGAACCCTCTCATATAACTACTCCATCAATTTTTTAATGATGTTGTCTGGTACTTTATTCTGTATATCATACATTGCACTTGCAGTCTCAAGCTCAGATAACTTCACGTAGTACTTACCTCTGGTCCGGTTCTGAGCAGGATAAAATTTAATCCAGGCTTTTTCTCTCCATTCTTTGATAAGCCTTTTCCCATAGATTTTCTCAGCTTGTCCAATACTTACTACTTCAGAGAGCAAGCCAAGAGCTTTGAGCGTTTGAATCGTTCCGATCTTGATACTCCGTGCAATTATAATCTCTAGATATTTTTCTTCCATAAATTAAATTTTTAGGCCGTTTCTTTCGTTTTTGCTTTATAAAGGATTTGAGCTTTTTTATTCACTAATGAAACACATTCACATCTCTATGTAATGCTGCCTTCAAATCATTCATTTGCACCTCCTTTTGTTTTATGTTTCAAAGTCTACAACCGTTTCAGTTGGCTCTTTGTTCAGAGCCTTGAGCTTTTCTGTAAGCTTAACATTTTCTTTTTGCATGTTCTCTATCAAATGTTTCTGGTAGGTAATCATCCCTTCTATTCGTCCAAGTTCTCTACCTTTTTCAAAAGCTTGGTTTTCCGATGATATATTATTTTGGCTTGTTTCTTCACACTTCTTCATCTGATTCCCATTTTATTACTTCTGCTACAATCTTCTGACTAATCATAGTGGCAACATTAAAGATATTGTCATTAATATTGCTTATAAATTCATTAAAATCTGACTTACCGACCTCAAAAGAGTTCTCTTCCATTTCTGAGTAGGCATCTTTATATTTCTCACGTTCAAGGGCTAAATTTGATATTATTGAGTAGAGTTCTGGATCAACGTTTTGCAGGAACATCTTCTGTGTTGAATCATGTTCAGATGTTATAACCCCAATTTTTGAGAAATCATACTTAATCTTTGAACTGATCAAATATGAAACGTCATCAACAGAATTATCAATGTAGTTGTTAAAATCTTCTTCTGGGTCTTGCCCGGCAGTAACTCCTAGCACCTGTAATCGCGTTCTAATCTGATTGTAAGATAGTTTTGTCTTGATCAATGTGTTTAAAAGATCTTTAAGTTCCCCGTAAGTAACATTCATTTGCGCTTCTGCGCTTTGAGACATTGTTTTTTTAGATTCCATAATTAATAAAATAATTTTAGTTTGTAGGCTGATAATGCGACCATTACCAGACCAATTATGTTAGACAATAGAAATTTGCTTTGTGTTGCTAATAATAAGATCATTCCAATTATTATGAATGTAGTGTAAAGCCGTTCTTTTTTCATGGTTTTAAAGTTTTATCTTTAATTATTCAGACACAAATATAAGTTATAACTTTAAATAAGCAAGACTAGATTAAAGTTTTAACTATAATTTAACTTATGTAATTAAAGTAATAACTATATTTGTACTATTATTAATTAAAGTTATAGCTTATGAAACTAATCGTTAGTGAAGTGTGCAAGAGTAAAGGGATATCCTTAAAAGAATTGGCAGGAAAACTTGGCATAACAAACGTTGGGCTTTCTCAGCAAATTAATGGGAATCCAACTATTGAAACATTGGATAAAATAGCCTCAGCTTTAGAAGTTGATATCACAGAGCTATTTGAGCAGAGCAAAAATGATACAACTGTCATTTGTCCTAAATGTGGAGCAAAACTTAAAATTAACCTAGAAAAAAATGAATAGTCTTTTTTAACAAAGAAAGATTATTATCTTTGCTGTACAATCAAAAAAGACAACTTTATGGAAATAACAGAAAAGACCCCATTGAACAATGAATGGTTGAAACCACGCGAAGAAGCAACAGAAACTGTATTATACCTGTATAACACGATATCTCATAGATTTAAACAGGATCCTAGATATGGAGATATATTTGTGGAAAAGAATCAGGTACTCATTGGACAGTTAGTACAAGCAGCAATGTTGGAAGTAAATAATAAAATTAAGTAACTAAAAAAGCAGCTAGTTTAAAGCTGCTTTTTTATTAATAGTTGAAGACATTAGAAGCATCACCGCCAAAGTTATCTTGTAACCAATAAGGCTGTGAAGCATTGATTGAATCGAAGTTATCCTCTATATAATCTTTTGCACTCTGAGGAATGCTGCGAATGATTTGTGATTGCGGAAGATTACCGGTTAATAAGTAATTGGCGAAATCAGCAGGATTCATCATAACCGGTGTTGCGAAACAAATACACCATGGATGCCAGCCAACAAAGACAAAATCTTTCGGATACTTCCCGGCCATTGGATCGCATACCTTGCATGGCTCTTTGGCTGAATGGGAACGTTGAATATCTATTCCAAGGATAAAATCAAGTGCGTTCCATCTTACGTGATCAGCTTTTCTATATGCCATATTGGTTTCAGTAGCAGCCAACCGCATCATGTTCATCTTTTGTGACTTATACTGTCCTGTTCCTGGGTGAAAATCTTTCATCGGCTGTGATGGTACTAGCCTACCTTCATCATTCCTAATACGGTGAAACATTCTATCAGGATCTTCGAGTAAGTTTTTAAGGTCCTGACTAATTCCAGCAGCACTACGTCCAACAGATAAACCGCTCTTTAAATAAAATTCGAGCTGAGTTTTTGTGTTATCAGCTATATTCCAAATACGTTTGCTTAGATTCAAACCATTATCAACACGATTTTGTAGATTTACAAGTGCCTCCATATTTCGAACAAACATGCCATTCTTTAAAACTTCTTTAATGGCCAGCCCCTCTATGAAGTCTTTAACTAAATCATCATTTTTAAGATTGGACCGGTTCCAGGCATCAGTTTGATATGATTCTATGTTATTTGTTAATACAGCTTGTAACTCTAAAAGATTACGTTCTACAGCCTTTTCAACAACCAAGTTACGCACCCAAACACTCTTATTACCTGTATCCGACCATCTTCTTAGATTAATAGATACAGACTGACAGAAGTTATTAAATGCAGTAGCAATATTATTTTGCTGTGTTAGTAACTTTTGGATATGCTGTTTATCGTAATATGATAATGGTTCCATATTTTAAATTGTTGATTGTTCCAAAATTTGTTTTTTATACCAATATATTTTTTTAGAAGAAGGACTGGCTGTGAATTCTGCCGATCCTTCTTTTTTTAGCATCATGACTATTTCTTACTCATACTCATCAAAAAGTCATAATCTAGTTCTGCAGGAATAATTTTATTATTATCATCAGAACTGAAGAGCTGAGTAAGCTCTGAGATGTCGCGTTTGGATAGAGCAAAGAATTCATTAAGAGCCTCAACAGCTTTCAAATGAGCATTGAATAATTTTATACCTTCATCTGTAGACACATAAGTACGACTAAGGTCTTTTAATTCTTCCAAGTTATCCCCTGTTACAATAAAATTACCAGCCTCATCATCAAAGGTCACAAATTCTAGAAGATTATGACAACCAAGTCTATCACATAGATTATCAATACTAAATACAACATTTTTTAGATCATGTATGATTTTATATGTTGTATCGCTTGCATATTTTTTTAATAGTAAATCAACTTCAGACTCTTTTTTTTGGAGAATATTTTCAATTTTTTTATAGTTCCCTTCAAAAATATCCACTCTAATTTCTTCTGTAAATTGTCCTAAATAATAACTTTCAAACCTCTTTTTTAAATCATTCAAGGCTGGAATAATTTGATTATCAATAATTCTCAAATTACGAGATATCTCATTATTATTTTCTGAGATTAAAATTTTATTTCCCATTTTTTTTCTAATTTTTAATGTTTATAACTTGCCTAATTCTAAATCTTTAGTACCATAGTCAGGCTGTTTATTTTCTCTTTCATCCGGTTCATCGTTTAAATTAGCTACTCCATAATGTCTGTAGTCATCACCGTCCATTAGTTTGCGATAGTCTTCTACAGACTTTTCATCTTTGTCACCGTTAATAAGACTAATAAATTCTTCTGTTTCTCTCTCTTCTTCTGTCATTTTGTACCTCCTTTTTTTAATAATATATTTGTGCTTTTTTATTACCTTCCAGAATTATCCTTAGTATTCTTACTTATGTCATTAAGCTTCTTATCCATAGACTTAATGCCATCGTTTATATTGGAAAGATTATCGTTGAGGCCATCAGTATTTTCAGCCGTTCTGCGTGTATTTTCTGCGATTTGACGCGTTTGATCAAGTATAGCAGATACATTGTTCATCGTAGTTGCATAATTGGAAAAATGGATAGGCAAAAGCTCTTTTATTGCTCGAATATCAAGAGCTCCCATATTGATAGATCCCAACACTTCACTAGCTGTATTTTCAGTTATTGCAGCTTCGACCTTTCCAACTACTCCGCTTTCTGAGTCAGAAGAATATAAGTTCCAATTGTCGTTAAGTTCCTTAGATGTAGCAGCCCACTCTTTTAAGAAGTCTGTGGAAGAGCTCATATTAGTCTTAATCGAAGCAAACAGCTCGGCCATTATTGCTCTTTGCTGCGTTACAATATCCGTTTCACTAGCACCACTTTTTAAAAGTGCCTGCATCTTTGTTTTGAAAGTATTAAAGTAATCTTGAAAATAGAGCGTATAAGCAAGTTCTTTTCCTAAATCTCCTAAAACTTTACTACCAGCCTCTCCGAATGCTGTCCATGCATCGGTACCGTTAGCGATAGCGTCTACAATTGACGTCATGAGATCATCAGAAAGAGAGCCAAATTCATCATTGATATAACTATCAATAGAATCATTCATTTCATCTACCTGTTCCTGTGCGCTAATAAGCTGGTCCAGATATTTCTTCGTCTCGTCTGTTAATGCCGACATTTCGGTTACAGACTTGGCAAGATCTAAATTTAAAGAACCGTCCGCATTAAATAAATTTCCATAATTATTCTCTTTCAGCCAAGTTTCAAGATTTGCATACTTAGAGTGCTTCCAGAAGTTTCCTTTTGAAGTCTTAATCTGCATGTTCTCGCGTGCATCGACAACACTTGTTTTAGTACCTTCTAGAGAACTCCCAAAAAGAGGAGATGCATATTTAGCCCAACGATTTGTCTTTTTTGTGCGCGTAAAGGTTGCATTATCGTATAGATCATTGTAATTACGTAGAGCTGCATAATAAGCTTTTACATAGTTCAGAGCGTTGCTAAGATTATCTGCAGAGAACATTTCTTTCTGAATGGCCAACTGCTCAACCAATGCAAGGTTATACTTCTGCTGCAGCTCTATCTTTTCTTTTTGGAAGTCCAACTCATACTGATCGGATGCAGTAGTGGAAATAATATTCTTAATCTTCTCAACTATCTGCATGGCTGCCGATATTACAGCCAGAATAATAGATGCTTTCTCTACAGCGATTATTGCTTCACTAGCTCCCTGAGCTGACAGCTTTGTAGCTTCTACGCTCCAATTTGATAATGTCGTTATATTGGAGATCATCCCAAGCGCTGAAGTGCCAATGTCGGCAGCACCTTTTAGTATTTCTCCGGTTGTTCCACCAATGCTATCTCCTATCTCCTGGAAGTCTTTATTCACATTCTTAAGTACTTCAGATAAATTCTTCCAATTCTCGATTGCATCTTTGCCGTTGTAATTCTTCTTATCAATATCAATTAACTTCTTCTGAAGCTCTTTGATCTTAGCGCGGAGCTGGGCTACGACATTATCATCTTTAGATGAACCTTCAGCATTGGCATGTTTCATCTGATACAGAAGAAGAGCTTGTTCAGCTTCTTTCAATGTAGTTCGAAGCTGGTTAATACTCATATTTGCAATAGAGTTCATCCAGAGCTGAAATGAATCCTCACGTTCGCCAAATTGCTTATCTACAGCTTCAAGCGCATCTTTTGTATTCCTATCAAGCTCTTTATATTGGTCGTCTGATGCTCCGGAAGCTTTCAAGGCTTTACGGTCACTCTCGGAATCTTCCAATATCTTCTTACGTGCCTGTGCATAGGTCTTATGCTTATTAAGCACTTTCTCATAATAATCTGAGTAGTCCCTTCCCTGTTTTTCCAATGTGGCTCTCAAACGATCACTATATTCTTTCTCTTCATCAGCTGTTAATTTTACTGTAGAAGAATCAAATACCTTTGCTTTATTCTCCGGATTAGCTTCGAACCGTTGTCTTTCTTCATCAATACGAGTTTTAAGTTTATCTTCTTTTTCCCTTTTAAGCTCTATAATTTCCTTCTGGTGGTTTAATTTCATTTGAAGGATAGTTTTATCGCTTCCATCTTTCAAAGAGGCTATACGGTCCTCTAACACCTTAATATCGCTATCCTCTTGCGCTCTTATCTTCTCGGCAGTTTGTTTTTCATCAATCTCATTAGTTTTATTGCTGAATTTAGCCTCTTCTTCTGCTTTGCGCTGTGCTTCAGCAGCTGCTCTTTTTGCTGCTGCAGCTTCTGCTTTACTACCATCATCTCCATACCATGGAGTAATATTAACGTTCTTCAGTTCTTTATTAACCTCTTTTTCCAGATCGGTGGCACTGTCCATCTGTTTATTACCCCACACAAGATGCACTTTTGCACCGAGACGTATTTTATCAGCACGTTTTTTGCGGTTAGCTTCGGCAGCCTTGACATCGGTCATATCTCTTTGCATCTGATATGTTTCGGATTGCCTACCATCAGCAGATGTTGTCATCGTTCCGGTAGCCTTACTCTTCATTGGGAAATCTTCTTTAATTGGCGCTGAAGCTTCTATATGCTGAGCTGTAATCTCACCACGAGCCATTCTTTCATATTCCTCTTGAGCTATCTTAGAGTAAGCAGCTGCTTGCGCTCTCAATTGTAAAGCTTTAACCACAGTACTGGTATTGTTCACCAAAGCATTCTCAGCTTGAGTCACATTATCTACCGATATACCAAGTTTGTGAAATTCATCTTTACTTTCAGCAACGAACTTCTTTTGCTTTTTAAGATTTCCGCCCAGAGAATCCCATCGTTCCATAAGTTTATATAGAGTGACCATTTGTTCACCCATTGCGGTGGACGCGCTGTTGATAGCTTCTGCCATCTCTTTAGCATCAGCCTTTGATCGCTCTTTAGCTTTAGTTTGTGCCGTCGTATATTTATCCCAGGCATAAATTAAGCCGGCAATAACAACAGAAAGGCCAAGTGTAAGAGTAGCCATAAGCCCTTTTGCAGCTACATTTGATACACCTAAAGCAGTAGCTAAACGAGCTGTTGATGCAGTTAGCATATCTTTTGCTTTTGAGACAACAACCAACTGAAAAGCGGAGTTCTTATTCAGCGTTGTTGCGACTTGCTGCAAACCTATCGTTATTGCCATCACGGATTGAAGTCTTGTCTGTATCTTAGCTAGATTTGCATTCTCAGAAGCGAATAACCCCATCACACCCATACTTGCTGTGATAGCTCCAGTTAAACCGGTTACTCCAGATATAACACCTTGAAAATTGGCTGTAGGAGAAGCGAGTACTTTCATTTGTTTGTTTGTACCTGTTAATTGTCTCTGTAGCAATGCGGCTTTTGTCTGTAAATCTGTATAGGCTTGTGAGTCACGTCCACCTGCCATGGCCATTTTAGCCATTTCATCTTTTAAAGCTCTTATTTGCGAGGTCAATCTTTGTGCGGTTGTTGATGTTGTATTATGTTGTGCATCTAATTCAGCCAATGCAACCTTATCTTCCTGCAGAGCTTTCTTAGCTGCGTTGAGTTCCCCTAATGCAAACATCTTAGCTTTACCAGGAGAGGCTTTCTCGAATGTAGACTGTAAGGACTTTACGTCAGATTCTGTTTGCTTAATACCTAACTTTAACTCTTCAATCTTTGATTTGATTTGTTGAGCTGTTTGTACGGCTGCCGTGGGTTTAAAAGATTCGCTCATCTTTTTCCCCTCAGATACAACGGAATCGGTCATTCCCTTAATGATCTTCTTTCCTTCTTCGGCATCTTCTCTAAGGCCCGAGTTGTCTATCCCGGTAGCGAAAAACATCGCATTATTTCTATTCTGTATACCCATGATTATTTTTTTTGTTTATTGTTAATTAATTAATGTCTTTTATTCTTAATACTAATTCAGTCAATTCAAATTTTTCTTTTGGATTGTTTTCTATCCTATCAAAGAATATCTGTACTATCTCCTTCATCCACTTTGCATACGTTACACTCATTGGATGTTCTTTAACTTTAGTAACTACTCCTAATCTTTGCATTACTTTCTTAATTGAGTCCTCAACGTAATTATAAGTATCATAAAGTCTTTTCTGTGTATCAAATACTGTCAATTCTGGAATAATATAATCTTCAAAGAATTTATATTCGAATATGGCTAGTTCTGTCTGCGATAGCTCAAGTCGATCAAATATAAATCGTATTAAGTGCATCTTTTCAAGTATTATTCCAGCACTGTCTATTTGATCTTCTTGCGAATCTTCTAGCTCGAGACAAGCATAATCAACGTTATCATCTGACGGAAGTGATTTATACTTATTCTGATAAGGAGATGTAGGAGAATTAACATTTAGATTTATCATCCTAAGTATAAAGAAATCAAGCTCTGTATAGCCACTTTTCTTTCTTCTATACATTTCTATTAGTTTAGACTCATCCTTCTCTAATAAACTTAATAAGACCTCATTTAAGACATCAATAGCCTCATCAAGAATACCCTTTCTTGTACATTGAAACTTTGAATAATCAAGCCATCTCTCATATCTTTTAGTGATGTATTTTTCAATTTCTTTATCCATGATGCTATAAGTATTATATTTTACATCTGCAAGAATGTTATTAACACCTATAGTTTTGCAGCGTTCTTTGAAATAAGGCGCTGCAAGCTGTGTTCTACTCTTCATAGCTTTATCCGCTTAGTTCAATTTGATAAAAGGTTACTCTCTTCATAATTTAATTTATTAAAATGGACATGTTTCTTCTGAATAATCGAAAGGCAAAGTCGGCATTTCAGCCTCAGCTATGTCCGTTGTTAGTTTTTTAATTAGGTGGTTGCTATTATCCCATTCATCATTCTTTCCGTCCACAACCGGGGAATAACGGCCATTATTCAAGTTATATCTGAATGTTGCTTTACCAGGATGCCCAAGATGCCTAAATTTGACTTTCTGAACATGAACGTCAACCGTGCCGGCTTCTTTATCCCTGTGTACTGTAATACCATAATCAGCTTTATTGTAGAAGTTCGCTGAACCTGATATGTCGTAAAGAGTAGGGACATCAAATGCTCCTCTAGCATCTTTATTCATCTTGCGCGGGTGGGCCATTAAGAAAAGAAGGATATCATTTCTTTGCGCAAAGTTTGTTAATTCATCAAGTGCCTTGCTGATGTAGTTAGTTTCACTCATACCAGATGGCATCTGATGTTCTAGCCTATTCCATGGATCAATTACCAGGGCCTTAATTCCCTTTCGTCTTATTAGGTATTTCGCTTTATCTAATATTGTAGCTATGGTGTAGTCTGTTTCAGGGCAAATAAAGAAGAAGTTATCAGCCATGTAATGTTTAACCTGTTGGTATTCATTTAGTGGTGTATTGTCTTTATCAAACCTTTTTCCGGTGATCTTAGATGCAATCTTTGAAGCATGATATTTGAGTGGGAAGTTCTCAGGTGAAAAGTATGCGAATTTCCAACCGTGAATAATATTAAGCCGTTCGGCTATCTCGTCAAGAAACTCACTCTTTCCACTTCCTGGGATACCGGTTATAATAGCAAGCCTCTTAGTTTCAAAGCTACACAACTCATCAAAATTAGAGTGCCCTATTGTAATGCCTCGCTGTAGACCGTTCTCAAATAAAGCGTCCAGCTCGTCTTCAAAATCTTCAACTGTAAATACTCCATCAACTTTGATCTCTGAAGCAGTTTTCAGACAATCAAGTAAAGCTGCTGCGCCCCGTTTGCAGAGACATTCGTTTGCATCTTTACACTCTTCTCCGTATGTTACAATCTTGCATCTTTCAGCTCCAAAACGCCTGATAAGCTCTTCACGTAAAATTAGGCCTTTTGTATCTGTATCACTTGCAATATAGATAGTCTCTTTGTCTTCAAAGTAACCCAGGTAGTTATCAAGATAAGATGTGTTAGCTGAGGCTCCATTAGGGACGGATACAGCGTATTTATAACCACAAGCGATAAAAGATAAAGCGTCAAATTCTCCTTCCGTAATGACACATTCTTTTGAACCTTTTATTGAATCAAGATTATATGGGATTAATTCTGCATTAGGGATCAATTTAAAGTACTTGTTTCCGGTCCTATATTTCACATTGATCAACTCACCATCCAGAAAGTAGTTAAACTGAATAGTGTTCATCTTTTTGTTTTCCTGCGGCATCCATTCAAGGCCTTCAGTAATCTTCATTGCCTTGATAGTAGCCTGCGAGATTAATCTACTTTCAAAATATTTAATGACTTTATCTGATAGTGTTGTATTGTTGCTCCACTGAGGACGGATATATTCTTTTTTCATACTGTGCTCTTTAATACTGCCGGACCATCCACAATAATGGCATAAATACAAACCTTCATCTAGGTTAAGAGAAAGGGATTTATCGCGCTTATTGCTCCTGCGGTCATGGCATTGTGGACAAAGAGTTTTGACTTTGCCACTCATTCGGCCATAAGGAACTTCTATGTGTAGGTCTGACCAGTTCATAATATTACCCATTTAAGATTCTCACGATCTAAGCAATACTGTATGCTTGGCCGTGGAGGCATACCATCTGGTATTTGAACCGGATGACTTCTGTCACCATAACAACGTTTGCCATCAACCAGAAACTCACCAGCACCAAGATCAACACCGTTTGAATCCTCAACACGATTATGTTCTCCTTTGATGTCCGCCTGTTTGCTCCAGGTCTGAGCTTTGAGCTTCCAATTCTTAACTGACTTTCCATTTTTATCAGTCCACTGAGTGCCAGAATAATATTCAAAGAAAGAGCCAGCTGTAATATTTAGATCATTTTCTTTGATGTATGCCTTAACTTCATCAAATGTAGGAGGCACAAATATTATATTCTTCTTTTTGTTTTCTGCTGTACTGTTATGTACTGTATTGTACTGTAATGGTTGAACGATCGTTGAACACTCGTTGAACGTTTGTTGAACATCCGTTGAATATTCGTTAAACAAAGTCTTTTCCTTTGCTCTTTTTTCGGCACTTGCCTTACCAGCTAGCCTAGCTTTTTCCCTTTTACTTTCTAAAGGAACCATACGACGAATAAGACTCTCTGAAAAGAAGAAAGAGTCATCATCGATCACAAACAAATTATACTTCTTCACAACATCATTCATGACTGATTCTGTCGTATTATACTTTCTAGCCAATACTCTAAGCATGGAAAGCGAACATCTATAATCCGGCTGATCTCTGAGATATTCAATTAGTACCCAGAAAACTCCATATCCTTCCAATCCTAGATCTTCAATAAGAAGCATACACTTCGGATCATCTTTAGCATTGCTGTCGTGTTGCAGCCAATAAGCATCTTTCATTTTTACTTTCCTTTCTTCAAACTTTGAAGTAATTCTTCCGTTTCCCGGACAAATTGGCCTAATGTTTTACCTGTTAGCCTGAAGCAAAGTGATGTATCAGGATAAAGAGCTTTCTTTGGCTTATTAAATGGGCTGATTCTTACTATATCTTTTGGCTTATAGTGCAGAAAAACCATTATTTTCTGGTTGTTAGAAAGGGTATCTTTGAATCTTTTTACAAATAGGAGTGTCGTGTAGTCTGTTTTCATACTGTTATCTCCTATCTTTAATAGCAGACTCAACATCTACTATATCATATAAGATACGACTACCTACACGTTTTGATTTAAGAACTCCAGTACGAGTCCAATCATCAAGTGTAGGAACTGAAATACGAAGCTTAGCAGCTGTTTCTTTTCGGGTGAGATATTTAACCGGCTTATTATTAGTCGATTGAAATTTATTAATATTGTCTAGCTTTTCATCTAATAGTCTAGACATCATTTCCTCTAAATCAGATAAAGAGGCATTTTGAAATAATAATGCTGATTGTATCATTGTCTTTGTTTTTAATTACAAAGGCAATATTAGCAGCTTTTAAAACTGTCTTACTTCCGTTACTTCCGAACGGAAGTACATTTATATGATTAATGAGCAAAATATCCTTTTAAAATACTTGTTATCTTCTGGAGAATAGTCAGATCCATTAATTATATCGGAAACAAATTTCGCAGTAATAGATCTTTCTTCTTTATTTATTTTATCTACAACATTCCATCCAAATTCCTTGTATATTACTCTAGCAGTTGGAGTGGCTTTTACTTCTTTTGACAAAATATTATTATCACGTAAGAATGCTATTATTTTTGCTAATTCTCCTTTGTCTTTACCTTCAAATATCCTATTATTAAGAATTCCTTCTTTTTCTAAAGCAAAGATTATTTCTTTAATTCGTCCCTTATATTCAAATTTAAAAAGATCAACAAATTCTTTATCTACCGTCTTACAATTTTCTAATATAGCAAATTGACTATCCTCAATGAATCTGATAAATAGTATAAATTCATCAATATAGTCTTTGAGTACATGATAATAATAAGCACATTCATTTAAAGAAGAATTATTTGTTTGTTCTGCCTTTGTATTAACCTTATCAGCCCAATAATCTATTAAGTTCTTTACTTCAGTCAAATCAATTGTATCAGTAAACTCATGACATTTATTCAATAATTCCTCATATACTAAAATACAATCTTTACTTTTTAGGCCTATCACTCTGGAGTGAATTGTATCTTTCATAAATTTAAGTAAAGTATGCTCCCATACTGGATAATCGCATAAAGTATCAAGATACACTTTAAAGCCGACTTCAAAGGATTCTTCTTTATCATCAAACTCATCCATACCATAATTATAATAAGTATCGAAGTTAACGATGTGTTTACCATCAAAACAGGAAGGTTCTAATAAGCAATCAGAAATACACCTTTTACAAATATCACCTATAAGGTTTATATATTCAAAAACTTGCATATTGGTTTATTATTTAGCGATTGACATTGGGTTAAAGAACTTATGGGTAATAAGCTTCATAGCATTCTCCTTTGCTGAAATTTTTATATATCTCATAAAGGCAGCTTCTGTCTTATGCCCAGTTATTTTCATAATGCTGATAGAAGGTACTCCGGAAAGATACGCATTAGTTGCAAACGACCTTCGAGCAGTATGGCTAGTTACAAGTTTATACTTTGGAGTAGGATCCTCATAATTCAGGCTACCTTTAGTTTTAGAGATTAATATTTCCTCTTTAATCTCTGAAGCCTCAGCAACATCCTTTATGTATTCATTAAACTTTTGATTAGATGGAACTTTTGGCAGTTCGTTGTTATACTTACTGAGAATCTGAAGTACAACGGAGTGAACCGGGATAACAACGCTTGCTCCAGTCTTGATTGTTTTCATCGTTATAGTTCTGTCTTCACCAATATTATCAGATGTCAATCGAGATAAATCACTAAAACGTAAACCAGTATAGCATCCAATCAAAAATAGATCTCGCACTTTCTCTAGTTTTTTATTATTTGAAAAGTCTTTCTTGTATATCATATCCAATTCTTCAAGCGTTAGATAAATAGCAAAAGTATCTTCTCTAGGCTTGCTGAATCGTTTCTTTTTGAAATCTAGATTTGTATGCAAGCCACGTTCATAAGCCTCATTCATGAACATTTTCAGATCCTTAATTCTCGTACCAATCGTATTTGGAGCATAGGTTTTATCTGTAAGGAATTCAACGAAATCCATATAAAAGTCTAAATCCACATCATCAAAAAAGATCCGTTTACCTTTTAACTTAGCAAAAGCTTCCAGCTCTCTTTTTGTTTGCTTATAACCCTTTAAAGTATTTGGCTTATGTTCTGACTTATCAATGTAAGAGGATATAAAAGACAACAAGTCTTTGCGATTAGATTCCAGGGCAACATCTTTATAACCTTTCAATAGTATATCAAGCTCTTTAGTCAGTATATCATTTGTTGGCTGTATTCCATCATTCTCAAGCCTTCTTAATACATCCTTTGCCGTAGACTCTACCTTCTCCAATACAGTCTTCATTTCTTTGTACTCAATAGCATTAGTGCGTTTATTCTTTGCTGTTGGTGCAATTGGCAGACCTGTTTCAAAATCCCATTTTTCTGGTAATATCGTTTCATTTGTATAATACTTCAAAGGAAGATACTTCTTATTGCCATTAGATTGAATAGTATATGCACCATAATTCATCAAAAAGTAAATAGCTGTAGGCTTATCAGACTTTGGACGCTTTAAGTAAAATTTAACTGTTGCCATATCTTCATTGATTTATTAGAATATTATCACAAATATAGACATTATTCTTACCCCAACAAATTATTTGGGGTAAGAATTGGGGTAAGAATATGTTTTTCTTTATTTTATCTATCTTTATTCTATTTTGCTGCATTACAATATAAAAAAGCGATTAAACAGTTATATATAAGCAAAGTTAAATAAAAGTAGATAAAATATATTGTAGTCTCGGCGGGGCTACTTTCCACAATCATACTACTGATATTCAGACTCTTAAAAATTACATTTCTTTTCATCAGTTTTATTTTAATATTTTCTCATTAGTTCATTATAAAATTGACATATCAGGAAAAATAATATTTTTTGAACATCTAGCTAATTAATATTTTTTAAGGATAAAATTAAACTTGCCATAATAATCAGATAAAAAATTACAAGTAGTATCTCTTAGTTATTGCTATCTAAAAAACTGATAATCACATTATAAATGTGACTTCAAATTTGGAAAGCACTTTTCTTTGTTTTATATTTGTAGCTAAACGTTTGATGT